TTGGATACGTTTGCCATAATTTTATCTCCTTAATTGTAAGCTCCCGAAGGAGCTCACAAAATTTATTTATTAACCTAAGTTAATGTTTTGTTGATACAGAACAGTCAATCTAACTGTACCAGAACTTGTTGCGTCTGAGTTAGACACACTCATTCTGACATCACTAGTTCCAATATCTGCCCAAACAGCAGCGCCACCGGCTTCAGTTGTTGGGTAGTGTCTACCCGCAGTCGTTCCAATTGTGTAAGTATTTACATATTGAACTGCTGATCCGCCAACAATACCAACACTGATATCTGTTGTACCACTTGCTGCAGTGATAACATCAAAAACGATATCAATTAGTTGTGAATTTGCTGGAATGATCATAGCTGTTGCTTCCGCTGAGATTACTCCGCCTGATAGGTCAATACCTGTAGTTTGTGCCATTACAACTTGGCCGGTATTTTTCATATCCGTTCCAACTGTAGTACCAGTCGTCTGTTTAATCGTTCCCGCTTTTATTGGGCCCGAAAATGTAGTTGTTGCCATGATTATATCCTCCTAATTTATATGATGCAATCTTTAGGCCGTCGACTATACTCGTTTGCACCAAATTAATAATTGTATAGTACTTTAGATATAGCGCAAAATTAAATTTAGCGCAAGGTATCCCTGCGTGTTTGTGTGATTTTTGATAGCGCTTAAGTGGCTATCGAAACTTCAGCCTTGGCGTCGTTTACTTTAGTTTGAAGCGTATCTGCTTCAAACTCTTTGGCAATGATCTCTTTAATAACATCCTGGATTTGTCTATTGATCTCAATCATCCGAATATTATGCTTCCCGTCCTTCAGGTGCTCGTTTTGCCACTCTAGTTCCAAGGACCGTTTCGTAATGTACAGGTCTTCCGTCATTTCTAACCTCCTCATAGGTTATCCATTTACCACGGGTAAATCCATCTTTCTCCAGTTTTACCTCATTTTGTCCTAGCTTGTCAAGGATTGATTTTTCTACACTTTCCTTGGTGTCTTCAGCCACCACGTTTGTTTCACCGCGATAACCTTCATAATGGATCTGTACTCGGAAGTTTTTCATATTTCTATCTTTATAAACGAAATGAGGCCGTTTTGAGGCGGCCTCATCTCTAATGTTATTACGCTCCTGGTGAGCCGTAAATACCTCTAGGGTCAGAACATCCGAAGACGTATCTTTCTCTAGCTTTGTATCTAACGTTCCCAGTATCGAAATCGCCTTCCATTGCAGTTGTCAATGGGGCACGATTGAACATTTTCATGCCATTTGGCACGTCTGTAATAATATACCATGCGTCCGTATCAGTTAAGAAATTATTCACTCTGTATCCTTGAGGAATCATTCCCATAGATTTAGTTGCATTGATATCATTATCAGCTGTTCCCACTCTGCCTTGAGATTTAAATAATCTTTCAGCAGTAAATTGAGTGTTAGAAGGAATGATCATTTTCACTCCTCTAGCAGCAATTTTAAGACCTCGTTCGTCAGTCATTGCAGCAATGTCTATTAAAGCTTGCTCCATTGACGTTTCATTAAGATCTGCCGCAGTTGCTAAAGTATTACTAAATACTCCTGCAATCGTCGGGTGTTGAGTACTAAATAAAGTTACAGCGTCTCCAGTTTTAAAGCTACCAGATGGTAGACCATTAATTAATGGATTGACTGCTTTTACTTCTTTAGCATTGCTCATAGATCTTGCTAAAGCTTTTGTATAACGAGAAGCAATTCTATCGTAGAGGTTATCTTCGATAGCTTCTTCTGTTATCGCAAATGCTAGAGCGATAGTCTCATTAGTGTAACGTGCTGTAAAAGTTTCTTGAGCTTCGTCATATGATATGCCTTGCCCTTCCGCTTTTACATCAGCATTCGCAAATCCTGATAACATAACTTCCTCTTCGAAAGCTCTGTCAGAAGATTCTTGAACGTATATTTCAGCATGTTGATTTTCATACCGTTTGTATTCCAGACCAAATAGTGCATTTAGGCCTGGCTCTAGTTCTTTAACTAGCTGTGCTCGTGATATTGCCATTTTCTATATACTCCTATTTATTATGATTGTAATTCAATCAGGTTTAGAACAACTACTACGGATGTGTAGATAGCAGTCATATCCGAATTTGACGGATCTTCTGCTAATCTTAACAATCGCCATGTGGCTGCGTCCGCACTTGTATCGTCGATATCTAAAGTAGCTGAAGACTTACCAGTAGTTGTACTACCAGCAGAGGCATTCATGTCATACGTTTCTAAATATCCAGCTTGTGCGAGCAACTTGTCTGTTGATACTACATATAATTGTTGTGGGTTATCGTATACGAAAGCAGTTATGTCTTCTGAATTCGCAGGTGTTACTTGTACATAATGGTTCGACCATGTCGGCTTCAAAGTTGTAGCCGCATTGTAGAAGATTCCATTTAGTACTCCCAAAGTAGGATTGTCTGCGGTCTGTTGACCTTCAGTGACGTACCCTGCTGCGGAAGAAACCTGCCCACCACTATATATTGTGTCGCTAGCATTTGCATCGATAAAGTACTTACCTTGACCTGAAGTCGCTGGAGTTGATCCCAACGTTCCTGCCGCAATAAGTCCAAAACCTTGCGTATTACTATTTGCCATAGTTTGTTACTCCTTGTTTACAGTTTTACCTGTAAACGGTTAAAAAAATTCGTTGGTAGGGAATTGGTTGTTATCCCGAGAAAACTAGGTTTTCTTTGTACCACCGAAGGTTACTCGAGACTGCCTTTCAACATTGATAGGCATACTCTTATGTTGCTCCCTCATTAGATCGTGTTCGATTGCTTCGTCCATTCCATCCGTACGTTTTTTAATGTACGCTGTTCTGGCTGCGGCGATCTCTTCAGGTACCTTTGCAAGCAAAAGGCCACCAACCCCAATTACCCCCTTGTATTTTCCAGTATCTAATACTGGGTAATCAGAAGAGTTCTCGACTTCTTCGGCTCTAACTAATTCATAACCAGATCTTAATCTGCCTTGAATATTCTTAGAATCGTCGAATCCAAGAGATTCTGCTCTGATCCATCTGTACCTGAATCCATCAGGCGCAGGGGGTGCATCTAGAGAAGATGGAGGAACCCACACTTTTGGTCTCTCAGTCTTTGACCGTGTTTGGCTCGCACGAGAAGTTGTTTTCGTTTCTTTGTTCATACGCTATACCTCCTTCGTGAGTTTTAATTGTTTTGCGTAGTCTTCGAGTGGCACACCTAATTTTTTCGCGATAGCGACTTGTGAAGGTGTGAGTTTCACAGTTTGGCGACCAGGTTTTACACTTCTATTTGCAGAAGCCACCGACTGAACGGGCCTAGTCGTTTGTATGTTATCACTTGTACCAAACTTATGAGGAAAGTCAACACGTATTCTTTTATTAACTTCTTCATAATACTCATCCGATTTAGGATCAAATCCTTCCTTTTCAACAAGATCCTTATGGATTTCAAATGCAGTGAACGTCATAGCTCGGTCTTGACCGAACCATCTGTTTCTTCCTGCCCATGTTTCCGCTTTAGGATCAGCTGGTTGTTGATAAGGTAATTCTCTTGGAGTTTGTGTTGGTAATTTACCACCGTCAGATAGTTTGACGTCTTCTTCTCTACCTTCTTTTTGTTGCTGCATTTTCGCATTCTCAAACGCTAATGTAGCAATCCTTTTGTTTGCCTCGACTTGAGCTTTTGCATCCCCAGCTTCAATAGCTCCGGCCAATTCTCGTTGCGCCGAATCCATGCCAGTTTTGACATTCGTTTCAAATCGTTTCCAATAATCAGTGTCTATTTTTAAAAATTTCTTCTGATCACTTTTTCTTTGAGTTTCTAACGCTTGAGCGTATTCGGTTGCAGAGTCTCGTTGTCTTTCCGCTTCCCGCATTTTACGCGTAAGTTTGGCAATTCGTGATTGCACGCCCTTACTATAATCCTCAAGTTTAGTATCCTCTTCTTTAGTTTCTTGTTTGGGTTCTTCCTTAGGTGCTTCTTTGACTTC